ACGATCACCCCAATACATTTTGGTTGTATCAAAACCAAATTGACCATTTGGGCTAATGTGCGAAATCACCATGACGTAATACATGGTTTTTGCATCATTACTTAAAACTGCATCAACAAAACGTCCGCCGGTGTAAGCATCACCATAAACAATCGGGATGCTATTTGTTGCTGATGGGGGAACTTGCTGGCGCACTCCATTGTCAACAGCTTGGCTTGCTCCAGAATTTTGGGCAAATGCCCTAGAAACCAAAGACGAAACGGCAAAGTTGATAGCAAACCGAGCCGCCAATAAACCCATGCTGCCAAGTTCCGCCGCAGCCATAAATTCACTGCCGTAAATTGCCGCAAGAATAAGTGTCGCTGGCATTTTCAGTCCCTAAAAAATGTTGCTTCAAGCGGTTTATATCCGCGCTTGGTGTAGTCTATCAGTGGCGAATTTGCCATCACTGTGGTGCAAACAAAATCGACCCGCTTTGCGATCAGCATATCTTGTGCTATTTCGTCAAACTTTACCCAAAGCCGACCGCCAATTGATTTGCCGCGATGCTCCGGCATCACCCACCAAGCCAGTTCCCGCAATTCCAAAACCCTTGGCGACCAAACATTGTTGGTGATGATGGCGCAAATCATGCCCCGGTGGTCATCATCAATCAATATAAAACCGCGCCCGTTTAGCATTTGGAAAATCAAGTTTGCCACATGATCGGCGTTGTGGTGTTCAGGATTCGCTAAAACAGGCACAGGGGCCTCTTTTGCGTATTCCCGCATCATCCACACTAACGCTGGAATATCGTGTCTTGTAGCGTGTCTTATCATATTCCAAATGTTTTTGAAACCGCTGATGTTGCGCTTGATAAGGATTGCGTTACAGTAGTTTGAACTGGTGCGCCAAAATTAAAATATGAACCCGAAATTGATTGAACCCGGTTCATGCTTGTGTCGTTTGGATAGTATGTTTGCCAAACTTGTTGAGTTGTGCGAATTCCACCAACCCTGTTTTCCAAAATAGTGCGAAATGAAGCGCAAGACAAGCCAACCGTTGCTGTGCGGATTCTTTCCTTTTCGTTCCAATTTTCAGTAATTGAATAATTGGAAACAATGCCTTGATACCGCTTAAAAAACTGCTGAGTTGGCGTTGTGATGATTTGATTATTTGAATCAAGAAACCCGCGCCAAAGCTCAATTTGTGAGCCTTTGATTCCTGAACTCAAAACAATTGCCACGTTTGTTCCGTCAACCCCAGTCAAAGCAATTGACAAATCGGAACTTGTGGCTTTGACGTTGCTTTTAATATCGCTGATTTGCAACAAGCTGCCAAGATTGGTGAATGAAATTCCATTTACAGTAATGATGGCAGCAGCATTACAAAATGTATATGTCGATGTTGCGGTCGTTAACCTGATAAATTCAGCTTGCCGAATAGATGAACTATTCAGCGCCGTCATTGTTGTGGTCATCCTGTTATATCCTCACGAAAGACAAACGGAGCAGCCCATTGGACAAAAGCGCCATTTGTCATTGGGTTAAGTGTATAGGTTGGGCAAGTTTCTGCCAACACATAAAAAGTACAAGCGTTGCCCACTGCGGTCAAAGTGCCGACACTTGGCGTTCCAATTACCGGACGATGCAAGCCAACAGAAACAGTTGTACCAGAACCCCGCAGTACATCAGCGGTCACTTTGTACGGATACTGACCAAGCTGCAAAAAATCGCCAGCTTTGAAAACATAAGCTGTGGATGAAACAGAAGGCAAATTTCCAACAGATATAGTTTGACTATTTGTTGCAGGTACTGAATCCAAGGTCAATGCGTTAACTTGTGCTGTAGTCAAGTCTCCTTGATACGCCGTGAACCAAGATAAGTTTGCGCTTGAAAACGTGATGGTTTGCGGAAGTTGGCGGTCTAGGTTATCAATCGTTTGAATGATGCCGCGCACTTGTGGGTAATACAAATAATTGTGTGGCGTTACGGTAAATACCCAAGGAACAGACGTTAGGTATTGCGCCACGCGAACTTGACCAGACCGGCTAACCTGTTGGCCAACAGTTCGGCGGTTGTTTACGTTCATCGATTGCTGTGCGTCCACAATAGCTTGAAATGACATTATGTTCTCCCAAAATTCGTTGCCATTGTTTTACCAGCGTATTGGTTAGCCGCCCAAATAGCGTTTGAACTTCCCAACAGGCGTTCTTCAAATGATTTCACATCAATTGCGCTAATGTTGTAGTTGGTCACGTTTGTGGTTTGTGCGCCACCCATTGCATCGCTCAACTTATTGTTCGGAATAACTGTACCCGCTGATTTTGGAATAAACAATTCCGGGCCGTTTTCGCCAACCATACTTGGCACACCCACTGGAGGGTCGCCACCATTCGCAAAACCAAGGAAATTTTTTGCGGCAGAAAACATTGTGCTCAATGAAAAACCGCTAGTTTCTGTTTTGTTTGTAAAAGCCTCAAACAACTTGGTCATTTGATATTTTGTTTGGATTTTTATCAAATCTTGAATGATGCTTGCAGCCAAAGACGAAAAGCTCAATTTGCCTGTTTTGGCAAAGTTGTCTAACGCATTTGTCATTTGATCGACAACCGTAGTAAATGCTTGTTTACCAGCATCGGCTGCGGTCATTGCGCTTTCTTTATATTGTTCAAATGCTTGTGTCCAGCCGTACTCAAACGACTGTTGATAGGCTTGATTCTTTTTAATTGCCTCTTGGAATTCTGGAAGGCTTTTCCAAGTGATGTCTTCAATTGCTTTTCGTGTCGCCTCAAAGTTTGCTTTTAAACGACCGTAATTTGGACTGTTCTTGTCCAAGTTAGCCATTGCTTTATCAATGTTTTCAAATGCTTTTTCTTGTTCAATAAAAACCTTGTTAATCGCTTCTTCTTGTTCTTGTTGATTTTTGGTTTTGGTAAGCAATTGATTTTTAGCCAAAATCTGCTGCATCATTGCATCGACTTGATTTTGATATTGCTTTGCCAATAATTCAGCTTGATTTACTTGTTTATAAGCAGCATCAGTAACAATTCGGTTTGGGTCTTCATGCTTTACTGGCTTTGGCGGCTCAGTAACAGCTTTACGCATATCTTGGTAAAACTTCAACCAATCCTGACCGTCTTTTTTGACTTCCTCAATGCCGCCAAATAAATCATCTCCGGCTTTTTTGAAATCAAGATGTGCAAAATCCCAAGCCCATTTTCCAATGGCTTTGACAACATCAAACAATTGCGAAAACCCGACCGTGATTGTCTTGACAACAACAACTGACGCTTGCGCCAAAACTTCCATCAAATCATGTAGGAAATTAACAGCAGTTCCGGTTTTAGTATAAGAATCGTAAAGCGCATTTAACGATGGGATGATTGCATCATTAACAATAATTTTAAAATTGCCGCTAGATTCTTTTAATTTGTCGGTGAACTCATTTGCTAGTTTGATTGAGTTACCAAACCTTTCGGAAGAACCGCGCACTTCTTCCATAGTTTCGGCAAGACCTTTTAAATCAACGCCGCGAATCCCTTTACCCATAGTCATAAAAGCCAAGCCGTTGCGTTCGGCTGAATCTTTCATGTCACCAAGACCTTTGATTGTTTTATCAAAAATCTGTTGTGTGTCTAGGTGCTTTAAATCATTTAAAGAAACACCAAGTTTTGCAAATGAAGTTTGGGCTGTTGCGTTGCCTTGAATGGCGGCTTCTAATTTTTGAGTAAAGCCAGAATAAATGCGCCCAACATTCTCTGCGCTACCGCCGTTGACTTCCAACGCTTTGGTTAAATCCAAAACGGATGATGTGGCAATATCATTGGCTTTGGCAACCTCGGCAATTTGATTGGCATATTCAATCGATGCTTTTGTGAGTTCGGTAAACGCCGCAACCGTCAGGATTTCCGGCAAATACTCCATCAAATCTTTGAGTGAAGATTTTGCCTCGGAAATACCTTTTTTGAACTCGGTGGTATCCAGTCCGAGTTGAGCGCCAAGCCCCGCAATCATATTAGCCATGTTTACCCTCAAACATATGTTTCGGTGCGCCGGGGCTTAACATTGCAAACGCTAGAAGCTGTTGTGTTGCTAACGCTTGTTTTTCATTCTCATC